CATAAGCTGTAATACAGCTCCCCTTTTAACATCAGTAAAATATTTATTTTCTCCCCATACAGCAAAACTTTCTGGGTTATTACTTATACCATAATTTTCTAATCTAGCAACTTGATTACCTAATACTTGAGGAACTGAAGCCACTAACCCCCCTCCAGTAGAATCTGAAATAATATTTTTAGAAGCTAGTACGTAAGATATTTTATCTTCTTGTAATACTAGTAAATCATTCTGTCTTGCTTTAAGTAGTTCTATATTACCAAAGTCTTCGTTTAAATCTTTAAAGTTTAGAATACCTAAATTAAATTCGTTAGTTCTGTTTAACTTAGTTTCATCGTTGTATATGCCACTATAAGTAATAGAAGCATTTCTTCGTTTCTGTCTAAACTCACCTTCAGATAAAGTAAATATTCTTTCGCCAATATTAAGAGCATCTTCTTTGAATGAGTCCTGAATCCTGCAACTTTCCATACCATTACTCCAACAATAAGAGTTAAAAAAGTTAGTAAGCACAATAGCGTCTGCGTTAACAGTCCCACCCTCTACAGGGGTTGCAGTTCCAAATGCCACGTCTAATACTATAGTGTTGGCATCTGGTTTTTCTAATACTGTATGTTGACCATTGTATTGCGGGTTGGTTGGCGATAAATTAGTTTGTTGTACGTTCACTACGTCACCCACAGAAAATGGTGCGTCATCACCAGTTCCTCCTGTAGTGGTTAAAGCTAAATTGCCGCCATAAAATTGTGAAGCAGGTAACCCTTGAGAGGTTCTATAAGTGTTGTTTTGGGCATTATCATAAAAAGCCCAGTTGTTTTGGTTTTGTAAGTTGCCATCGTGAAGGTCTCCATTAATATCAAATACTTCATTTCCTTCATAATAGAATTCACTTGCAGTATCTTCACCATCTGTTTCAAATACAACTAAACCATCAGGGATATTGCTTAAAACAACTTTGGCACTTATTTTTGAAGTTCCATTATTTTGCCACTGTATAATAGTTGGAAAAGAACTTTGAAACCCAATAGCGTTTCCTCCACTTATGTTAAAACTTACAGAATGAATAGCATTTGATGTTGTTATCTTACCTTCAGTTGGAACAACAGGATTAGCATCATTAGCCATAAGCGTATTGTCTAACTTAAATTTATACTTAATTCCTTTATTTCCAGAATAATTAACGCTTGTGCCAGGGAAAAATTTTTGATCATTTACAAATTGACTATCAATCATATCTTCTAAATTCTCAGCAAAAGTAGGATATGTTTGATAAGTTTTATTAGCGGTTCTAGTAATATCTAGCTTACTGTATTTAAAAAACATTTCACTTGTTCTTGTAAAATAAGGCTCTGGCTGTTCACGCTCACAAGTTATTTTTATCGTGATATTAGACCCTTCTGGAATAGAAGTACCGGTAAATTTACCAGATACCCCACTAATAACTGTTTGAATTCCTTTTCCGAATGCAGTAATATTTTTTTCTGAAGCTTGTGCTTTCTCTGTAGTAATAATACTACCCGCATCTAATCTGTAATTACCACCAGGGGAAAACTTAGCATATACCCCAGGCCCTGGGTAAGCAGGAGCAGTAGTATCTAAATTTGGAGATGTGCTTTTAGCTAAACAAGTAGCTTCTACATAAGCACCTACAGGCCCATTAATGTCTCTTTTTACAGTGTATGTTTCTCCTTCAACAATTTTTTGTGAGGTTTCTCCTTCTAGTTGACACCAAAACTGAGTTGTGTCATCCAAGTCTGGTTCAGCTCTAATAATAAATATAGTATCGTAATTTAATTTAGAAGGCTTGATTGCAAACTTATAATATTTAGCCCAAGAAGGAGCTTTTTGGCTAACTGGTATATTTACTTGCGCTCTATTAATTATTGTAGAATTAGAGGGAGGTACATTAATACTACTATCTAAACTTACTAAAGCAGTACTTGACCTAGCGTAGTCATCCATATAAACCATAGCTAAGTCATAATCTCTATTGCTATGCAAGCTCTCTTTACCTCTACTAATGTCAAACTCAAAAGAAGAACTTAAAAACTCAAAACCTTCAAATGATTTTGTAGACCCTGTTTCGTATACCATCATTAATGATTGTATAGTAACTTGAGTTGGTGTAGTAATATCAAAAGTTTCTAATAACCCAGTTTGACCAGTTGGATAAGCTGGAGACACTGGTGTTGAGCCTGCAACAGCTGCATTTGGAACAGCTGAATTAACAGGAGTTGCTGCACTACTACTTACACTATTAGTAGCGGGGCTAATTATTACGCTATTATTAATAAAGTCTGTTGCTGTTGATCCTGTCGATGCATCACTAAATGGCTTGTAAACAGGTGTTGCTGTGGCTAATCCTGTTCCAATTAAGTTTTCAAAATCTGTGCTACCAACAAAGGATGCTACATCTGTATAAGTATTAGTTAGCTGAACATTAGAACTTATAGTTAAAGTAAAACCTCCTGTTGGCCTAGTTAGGTTTAAAACAGAAGCATTTTGGTTATATATATTACCACCAGTTGCGTAGCTTTTCAAAGTAGCATTAAAAGAAACAAAAGTTCCTTGAGTGAATTGTGTTAGTCCAAAATCAAAAACAGCTTTTGAATTATCTACACTTACTGTGCTTGGGGTAGAACTCCCGTTTAATACTTGGTAGTCAGAAGAGCTAGACGCTCCAAGAATGGGTTTAATATTACTTTGAGCTCCTGATAAACTGGTAACATAATTTAGTTTAACATCGTTTCCATCAGCAGACTTCATATCATATCCATCTACATAATTACCAAACATCAACCTGTTTCCAGAACTAGTTAGGGCTTTCGCTTTTAAAGGAACATTATCATAAAGTCTTAAACTTTCATTAGCAGACAGAACTCTAAACACTTCCTTGTTTCTAAAAAATATAGACTGTGTTGAATTGTCAGCCCACCCTAAGTCAGACTTACTATACTTATCAATTACTTTAATAACAGTGCTTGAACTTTCTTTATAACAAACTTCTATTTCTTTAACTAAATTAGAACCCGTACTAAAAAACACAGTTGCAGCATTGTATGCATTAACCATTGATTCGTTCTTAATAGTATTAAAATCAACTTCAACTAAGTCAGGGTTTTCAGGCTCAAAAGCAGGAAGGCTAAATGGAGATAACGCAGAGTACTCTCCATCTTCATACTTAAATCTATAAGCAAAAGAAATAAATTTATCTGTAAAAAAACTTTGATCGTCACCATCAGCACTAGACAATGTAAAAGTAGGAGGGCTAATAGGTGGCTTAACTATAAGATTAATTTCTTCTTCTGTTATTTGGTCTACTCCACCAACAGGAAACGCATAAGACCTATCTACATTTATTTTTCTAGGTGGGTTTAAATTATCTGTAAATATTAAAAACCTATCTATTAACTCAACCCCTGTTATTAAATTACTTGGATTAAAGTTTAATACAGTAGTAGATATAACGTGGTATATAGTAACAGATGTCTTTACATTAAAAGAAATAATTAAGTCAACTACTGAAGGGTCAGTTACAAACCAATAAATAGTTTCATCACTTTCATCTGCATAGGAACCAATACACACAGCATTAGCACTTAATGCCACTCCTTGATTAGTGATGTTGGTTATTTTCGTATTGCCCTTAGTGTTTTCTACAGTTCCTATTTCAGAATCTTCTGTTGAACCAAGCCTAGCATTCAGTGCGTCTACGTATTCTCCAGGAGGTAGTATCCTTTCGTCGCTAGACTTATTCATTATGCCCTTGAAAAAGAAACTATCTAATTGCATATTACTTTATAATCTTATCTTGACCTCTTAAATTCATAAGTAGTCTTCCTGGGTGAATGTTACTCATTCTTATCTTGGCATTTCTAAGTAATGCTGATTTGCTTTTCCTGTATCTATTAACAATATACTCTGGCTCGTTTAGTTTTGTGTTTAATATAGAGTAAGTTATATAAGAATACAAAAACTCTTCAAACATTTTGTTTACAGTAACTAATGAATCATCACCATTTTCCATACCATCAGAAACATATTCTAACACAACTGATTTATTACCAGCCCCTGAACTAAAATTGATTACGCCACCTTTTTTGTCTATTTTAAAAGTAGGCAATGCGTTTGCTGTTTCTGTATTCAATCCATAAGAACCACCAATAGAGAAGTCAAAATACCAACACCCTTCCAAACAAAACCCATAGTAACCATAGTAAGGGCTAGTCTCATTTAAGTATTGGCTTCTAGTAAGTCCAGCTATTCTATCTAATGTAATCTGAGAGTTTTCAGGACTTAATACATTACCACTTGAGTCAAATAATAAATTATTGTTATTGTCTTGCAAATAAGCAGAAGCATAATTAGTTTGAACATTTTCACTTAAAGGAAACAAAGTTCCGTTGTGATATACAGATATTCTTACCCAGTTAACAAAATCAGAAGGTAGTATATATCTTAAGTTAGCTCCAACATTTAGTTGAAGTATTTTAATTTCTTTAAATGCATCATAATTTAGTTCTTGTATAGCTCTTTTAGCGTGAAACAAAACTTGATATCTATCTACATTATTAATAAGTTGATTGTTACCAACATACATTAACATATAATTGTTTACAATGTCTTGCAAAGAAACATACTGATAAGAACCCCAGTTAGCGTTCTCTGGATTATTACCTCCATTTTCATAATATTGATACTGTGATATATATGCCATTAGCTATTTTCTTGTATAGTTTCTAGATTCTCTTGTGTGGTTGCTGCTTGAACAACTTCAGCCTCTCTAATTGATAATCCAGCATACTTTAATATACTAATAACTAAATCTGTTTCGTCAGATAAAGGTAGTTCAAAGTCTTGAAAATCTGCTTGAGACTGGTCAAACAAAGGTTGTCCTCCTGTTAAAGTTTGGAAAGTCCACTTAGGATCTTGAGGGTATCTAACGTATTGTGTTTGAACATCGGCAACCCCGCTAATTGTAGATGGATAAACTGTGATGTTGTTTCCTAAAGTAGTACTTGTAGCTCCACCTAACACATAAGCTGGATATTGTTTGTTTGGTGCGGTTAAGTTAGAATTAGTTAAATAAAATATCTTACTTTGGCTTACTCTTTCAACTTCCGTAATATTAGTATTACTATAAACAGCATAATTTTCATCTACCACCATTATATCAGCACTTAGCGTTAATGATGTGTTAGCAACCGCAGTAACATAAGCAGAAGTAGAATCAGTAGTGTTAACCACTATGTCACCAATACTTACTACACCTATAAAAGCAGCGGTAGAATCGTCTAGCTTACCTGCTGTTGTGCTGGTGGTTAATCCTGTAGCTAATTGAGTTGGGTAATAGAATACTTTATCAATTAAGTAATAATCCGAAGGTAGGGAATAATTATTCGCGTTTACTCTAGTTAAGAATGCAGTTACAGAAAAACTATCTAATACTTCTTCTAGTCCTTTTTTAAGGTCTGCATAACCTGTACCAGATAGTCTACCTAGCCTATTGTTCTCTTTGTTTATTTGAGTATTATACTGGTAAAAGTAATCTTCAAATATATCTAGCTGCGCTTGTTTTGCGAAAAGGTTAAAGTCAGCGGGGGAGATGTATCCGTAATTATTTTTATTCAGTATAGAAAGAACAGTATTTCTAACAGAATTTATCATCTAAAATCTTTTATACAAAGATAAGCAAAAAAAAAGAGCCTCTAGTAGTAGAAGCTCTTTTGTGTTGTGTTAGGTAAAATATTATCCTAAAGATATTGCTATTACTTTGTTAGGTAAAACAGATACATCGTGAGAAACATCTGTCCAGCTAGAAGAATAACCTTTAACTATTGCGTCTTCAATCAAGTCTCTAACTGCTTCACTTCCTGAAGCAACTGGAGTGTGTGTTAAAGTAACAACATCAGCTGCTGCTGCTGCTGCATCATAGGTAATAGTTACAGTGCTAGTGCTAGCTTGTTCTACTAATAAAACTCCTGACCCAGAAACTAATTGGCTATTGCTAACGGTTCCTGAATGAATGTAAACTTGCTTAGCAGCCGGTATACTAGCTGCGGCACCTTCTAAAGGTGTTAAATCTAACTGAGTATTACTAGCTATGTTAAATACTAAATAGTATTCATCATCAGTTCCGTTATGAACAATGTCACCTACAGAAACGTCTGCTATAAATGTAGCTCCAGAAACATTTAAGTTAGCTGAACCAGGCGTAGCTGATGTCAATGGGCCTCCATTGGTTACTAGAGGGTATACGGGTATGTTTAAAAACTTTTCCATATCTTAAACTATTTCAATTGCACTTACCGCTTTTGGCAAAGAACCCATTTCTAAAATAACTTCAGTCCATTGTTGTTTTAATACTTGAACAACACCATCCTGAATAGCATCTCTCATATCTTCACTTCCAGAAGCGTCAACAGCGTGAGTAATAGTTACTACTTTACCGCCTCCATAAGCTATAGTTACTGTAGTTGTAGAGCCTTGTTCGATTAATTTAATGTCGTTACACGAGACTAATTGTTTTTGCTCGCTTGTAACTGGTATACTTAAAAACTTTTGCATTGTTTAAAAAATTAAGTGGTTAATAATCTTACAAAGATAGCCTATTTTTCTAACATATCCTGGAAGGCTTTGTATATCTCAATACCTTCATCTTTCTGGAAGAATGATGCCACTGTCTGTACGTGATCATCTCCAAAAGGAATAGTTAAAAGCTTAGTTTTTTTAGTCTTAAGATTATAATAAACATCCTTACCGTTGTTTCTTAAGCTTAACAATCCTTTGTCAAATACTTTAACTACAGTATCTTGTAGCTCCAGCATTGGGTCATTAAGAGCATCTAAGAAGTCTTCCGGATGGTTTTTAGCAAATAGTATAATGTCTCTTTTTAATTCAGCAGTAGTCAAATTACCTACTCTAAGCTCTAAGAATACTCTACCTAAAGTTTCCATTTGGTCTAAAGTTAATTCAGCAGCTTGCTTAAATGCTTTTGCCTCAACCTCTAAATAATCTACTTCTTTTTGAGCATCTGCTTCTTTGTCTACTTCTTCAAAAACAGAACCATTGTCTGGATGATAATGTAAAAACTCCTGCAATACAGGGTTGTTTTTAGGAACCACTAACATTCCATCTTCAAAAATAACTGGGTCTAATATTACGTTTTTGTCTTGCTCATCTTCAAAAGGACTCTTTTGATTGGATGCATAACGTAAAGGTCTATTGTGTTCACCATCAAAATATAATAATGGCTTTCTTCTTGTATTTCTAGAATTAATCGTGTGACTTAATGGTTGATGACCGTTTCTCAACTTATACACACGGTCTTTTATTTCTTTCTTTTTTTTCATTTGATTTAATTTAAATTTTAAAAAATAGGAGGGGATTGCTCCCCTCCATAAATTATACTATTACTTGAACAATACGAAATTGTTTGCACCCATAGTACATAGTGCTCTTTCTGATAAGAAATTAACTCTCATCTCGTCAACATCACTAGTAGCTGCACCACCGGCAGAACCAGTAATCCAAGACTTGTAACGTCTGTCTTCAGTTTCAGAAGCTCTGTATCTTACGTGTAAGAATGGTCTCTTAGCGTTTCTTCCTAATACTTGGTCATAAACATTAGTTGAACCAGCTGGTACTAATACACCATCAATAGCTCCACCAACTAAACCACCTCGCATTGTAGGATCGTTAAGGTATTTCCAATCTGTCTTGTAGAAATCATATGCTCTTCTAAATCCAGAAAATCCTAGGTTTAATGCCATCTCTTCGTCATTGTCAAACAATCCGTAAGATGAACCACCATTACCATAAGAATTCTGAGCAGCTAACATATCATCAATCTCGAAAGATGTTTGTCTGTTTAAGAAAAGAACATTTTCTTCAATAGCGCCTTGCTTATCTAGTCTTTCGATAATAGAATCAAAATCTCCTAAATTAGTAATAGCACCTGTAAAGATATTACCTCTTGTCTCAATAGCAGAAAATAACCCTTCAGAACCTGTAAATCCTGCGGTTGCAGCACCTGATCCACCTGCAGCGGTTGTTGCTTTAACAGCTTCTACCATTGCAGTTTCTAAGTAATCTTCAAACCTCATTCTTGTTTCGTGCTCTGCTTTTAAATACCATAGGTATCCATTAGCTCCATCTTCAGTAGATACTTCTACCCACCCGATTTGAGCCATATCAGAACCACTAACAGCGTAGTTGTCTTTAATAATAATAGGGCTGTTTTCTAGAATAGTGTCAAATGGCTCTAAAGAACCTTCCATTCCAGCTTGTCCTTTTTTAAATTCAGAACCATAAATGAAAACACTTACTTTCTCATTAGCATCTACAGCTGTTCCAACACCACTATATCCACCGTTCTCATAGAAAGAACAAGTAAATGTAGTTGCGCCTGGATTAGCAGCTACAGTAGTAACGACACCTTTATTAGAAATACCAGCATAGCCAGCGTTTCCAGATATCATAACTGTTTGACCTTTTCTAATAGCAATATTAGAAGCAGTTCCAGCGCCAGCCATTACTTGGTTAGCAGGAATCAAAGCATCAGCTACAGTAAAAGTTGCAGAAGTTGCAGCAGCTGCTGCAGGAGTACTTACATCTGTATATTTAATGTGTAATCTACCTTGTTCTGCCCATTTAATAAGGTCAGAATTAGAAGGCATCTCAGCACCTACCATTCTTAAGAAAGAAGAAAGAGTTCTGTTTCCATATCTCTCAAATTCCTTTTCGTATGTGTCTGGCAAATATTGATTTAAAAAATCAAAACTTGTCATATAGTTTGTTGCGGTTGGTACTCTAGTAGCACTTGGCTGTAGAGCAAACCCCGGTATATTTAAACTCATTGTTTTTTGTTTTTAATGTTTAACTTATTTATTTTTTGGTGACCTAATTGTCAATCCCCGCCTAGACGAGGGTGTCGTAGCCTTAACACTAAATCCTTGTTTAGATGTCACCTGCGGAGTTTGCCTCATATCTAAATTTATATTTTTAGATTTTTTAGCAGACTCATTAACAGCTGATGCCACCCCTTGCTCGTAAAAATACTTTGCGAACTTTTCAGGATTCATTGCCATTGACAACGACTTGTGATATCCAACTACATCCGATATCTCTCCTTGATCATTAGTAAACTTTGATACAAAGTTCATAATGTCAGATTGAGACTTCTTCAGTTCGTTGAAATCGCCAGGAGAATAAACATATTCTTTATCACTGATGTTAAACTTAAAACCTTTAAATTCTTCAGTAAACAATTTATTGGTGTTCTCCTGGAAACTTTCAGACCGCTTTCGCATTAATCCTTCAGTTTCCTTGGATTTCTCCACTTGTTCTTGATAAGCTTTAAACCTCTGCTGGTCTTCATCAGAAAACGTAGTGCCCATTGACTCAACAGGAACTTTATATTTTTCTTTTTGACCTTCAAAGTGTTTTAAAGCCTTCGCAAGCTCTTTTTTCTTATCTATGCTTTTCTTTTTTATTTCATCTTCTGAATCAACTTCAGGGTCAGTTCCGAATCTAGAATTAAGTAAATAATCTATTTCTTCCTTGTCTAAGCCTTCTTCAACTTCTGAATAATACATAGATAATACTTGATCAGGACTTTCTTTACTATAATCTTTATTGATTTTAGCAAAGTCTTCAAATCCACGACCAGTCTCTTTTTTATACTGTAAGTAAGTCGCTACATCTGATGGCAACTCTTCTTGCTCTCTTTTAGCAAGTAGGTCATCAATAGAATTAACTTCCTTACTGTATTTCTCTCTAATAAATGAAAGAACTTCTTGTTCACCCATTTGTGGCTTTTCTTCCACTACAGGCTCTTCTTTAATTGGTTCTTCAGTTTTAATAGGTTCTTCTGTTTTAGGTTCACCTATATTAACTGCTTCTACCTTATTCTCTTCTACACTCTCACCGCTTACTTCGGCTTCGTGCTTTTGTAACAACTCTTCCTCTACTTGTGCTTTTGACTTCTGAGGTCCAGAATCGTATTCTTTTACTTTAATTTCCATTTAATTTGATTTTATTATGCAAAGTTACTAATTATTTTTTTTATTTTATCGAGGTTCAAACTCTGCTAAATCGAACCCGTCTAAACTGTCTTCTTTTGACTCAAAGCTAACTGGAGGTAACTTCTCTTGCCTCTGTTGAATTAACTTTGATTGCTCAGTATTTTGTTGGCTTATCCTTTCAGACTTGGCATCTTCTCTTTTTTCTTCTCTTTTATTTATTTGACTTTCCTCAACACCTTTTAATTGCATATTAAGTTGGAACTCATATGTCATTAGTTGCTGTTTAAGAGAGGCTTCATTTTTCAACTTCTCTATTTCAAAAGCTACTTCTGCCTGCTTCTCTCTCATTTTCATCTCACCTTGTAACTGTATCTTTTGCATTGCTGCATCTGAAGCCATCTTTTGAGATTGGAACTGAGTTTGTGCAGTCATCTGCTGTTGCATTGCCGCAGCCTCCCTATCAGCATCTTGCTTTCTTTTTCTTTTAAGCTTCAACAACTGATTAGCCATCTTTAAGTTTCTAACCTCCCTAATGTCAATGGCATCCTCTAAACTAATGTCATTCTTAGATAAAGCCATTTGAATGTTTTGTTCAAGCATCGCTTTTTCTTCCTCGTCAGGAGCTACCTCAATAAATATACCAAAGTCATATAGATATAAGTCTTTAATATCTTCTATTCTTTTTACATTGTATTTACCTATTTGATTAGCAAACTCCTCTTTAAAATCAGCATATTCTAATAAATCAGCTATTCTTAAAGACAATCCCTCTGCAAGTGTTCTGCTAATATATAAACTACCTTCTAGTATATGTCTAGTAGCTGTATTAGAATTAAGAGCTGCTAGTTTTTGAACACCAACTAATGCATTTGGATCAGGTGTTGAACCATCTCTAGCCTCATTCAGTCCGGTTACCGCTCTAATCATCCCTAGGTAATGATTGTAATTCCCTATTAATGCAGCCATCTTAGATTGACCACTACTAGTATTTAATTGCTGGATTGGAACTCTAGCATTATTAAACTCGCCATCTTGAGTGTAACTTCTACCAACTACACTACCTGTTTGAAAGTATAACCTTAATGCGTCCTCTGGATTATAGGCTTGTCCCGTTCCTAAATCTACTTCACTTAGTCCATCTGCGTCTATAAACACGCCATCTGGAACCATCTTAGCAACTACCTGCTGTAGCTTTAAGTGGCTTATTTGAATTTGATCTGCAAAAGGAATCATTCTTCTAACCAAAGATTCTATATTTCCTTTGTACATTCTTGGAGCACAAGCTACGTAGTTAGGCATAGCGTGTTGAGAAGCTGATTTTGGTCTGACCATATTCTCAGCTAACTCCCACTTTAACATAATATTAGAACCAGCTACCATTATTCCTTCGTACCAAACCTCAATAGTTTTTTCAACTCTCTCAAACTTACCCTCCTTCATCATTTCTTCTGGTGGGTTGAAAGTGTCATCCTTTTCAATCATTCTTTCTCCACCACCTTCTAATATCTTTTTCTTATATACAAACTTTTTAGTAGTCTTGTAGTTGAAATATATAAGTGTAGCTGTGTCTTTGAAAAACAAACTATTCTCGTAAAATCTATTTACATTGTAAGAATCATACCAAGTCTGACTGTATTGAGATATCTTTTTCATATCCTCCCTAGTTAAGTCAGGATCAATCTTAATTAACTCAGCTATTGGAAGTGTTTTAACTTCACCCCAATAAAAACAATCTTTAAAATGTGGATCTTCTGTATAGCTATAAACCACGTTAGCTGGGTCTACATAATCTACTTGAACACCACTTCCTGGTAAAAACTGGTGTTTTGCCATACCTACACCAAGAACAGTCATATCATAATCAATTCTCTTCTTGATGTCTTGATAATGATTTTCTTCTAAAACTGTATTAATAGCCTCTTCTTCAGCAATCTCAATAGACGGCTTATATTTTAACTGCATATGTAACTCAAGCTCCTCATTATTTTCTGGAAGCTCTTCTACATCTGTCATAAATGGATTAATACCAAAGGACTCTTGAAAGTCAGAAAAGATATCCTTATTAAGCATATCTCTTTCTACTAATTTCTGGTATTTGTTTCTGTGCTCACTAGATAAAGCATCTTGAGCGTATGCTTTGACGTGAAATAATCTGTTTGACATTCCGTTAACAACAATGTCTACAAACTTAGGAAGTATTGGAACCGGGGTCCAATCTAGGTTGAGGTAAGATAAGTCACCATCAATCGCTAATTCATTTTTGTATTTAGCAACAGACTGTTCTCCTCTTGCATATCTTCTTAATTGATTAAAAGATTGAAGCTGGCTATAGTATCTACAACTTCCTCCACCTTTTCTAAACCATTCATACTGAATGGCCTGACCTACCTGTAATCCATACTCCATTGTTGCTTTGTCAGCATCAGTGGCAAATTGATCTGGAAAACCAGCGGGGTTTATTAATAATTCAACGTCTTTCATTTATTTCAGTAATTCGCTTATATTCCCCTTATTAGCATATCTTGCAAAGTTAATGCTTATTTTTGACTCTTTTTTGACAGGTAAATATAGATGTTTTTGGTTAGCCATTATAGCTAAACCAGAACTAATTGAAGCATCAAATTTAGTTCTTTTATTTATATCAAACCTAGCCCAGTCCTCTAGAGTTCTTGTAAAATACATTGAACCCATTTCATCCATTTCTCTAAAGTCGCTAACCATATCTAAGCCAACATACTTTTCTATGTAAGACTCAATAGCAGATGCGTGAGATTGTTTTACATCTTCTGAAGTGTTAGGGATGCCACCTAGTTCTCTTTCTGTCTTAGACAGCTTATTAAAACTTTTATCTGGTCTGTTTGTGGAAAAACCACGATAACCTCTATTTTTAAAGTGATACAAAAGTCTTGGTTTGTTATTTTCACAAAGTATTGGCATACCATAAAATACACAAGCCATTAACACTTCTTCAAAAAATATCTCTG